TTGCCATTACTGACCCCTTTGCTTCAATAGTTCGCGCTGCATTGCGCTATCAATTCGTGCCGCCGTCTGCGCTTCCTGACTCGCGAGCCTCTTATCAAACTGTTCGGCCCGCATCTGTTGATTCTGAGCATCAAGCTGCACTTTTGCCTGATCGATCTGAGCATCTGCTTGCTGCGCCTGTGCCCTGATCTGTAACTCCTGTTCTTTTAACTTTACCAGAGGATCGGGTCCCTGACCAGATACTTGTGCACTTAACTGCTTCAATTGCTGCATTCCTTGTGCAATCCCCTGTGCAATCAATGCCTGCATCTGCATCTCTTGCTGCTCTACAGGAACAGGACCCGCCTGCGCCATCTGAGCCATAGCCTGCTCCTCGGCCTGTAACTTTACATGCTCCATAACATGCTTCTGTATCGACATCGCAACCGGAGGCATACCACCAATCATAGGACTGGACGCAAAAACCAAATGCGCCATAATATGAGCCTGATGATCCTGACCCTGAAAAGCCGTTAACTCTATCATATCCATTGAATTTATATTCTCTGACGCAGGGTCCGTGGGCACCGGTTCTTCGTCCGGAACCTTCTTCATCAAACGATCAACATCTGTCACACCAATCGCTTCATACATATCACGGTATACTTCATGCATGTTATGCAACTCCGGAGCCGCACCCGCTAACTGCATCTTGGTCTGAGCCAACGCTATACGCTGTGCCTGACTAAAAGTATTAGGATTACTAACAGGAACCACATCTATGCGATCATCAAAATCAGACGCCATTATCGCCTGATCCCCATTCTCTACAGAATAAGGATACTCCTGCGGTAAGAAATCACTCATTACACGAGCAAGCAACTTAAACTCTATCCGCATCGCATAATGCAACCGCTTGTGAACAGCACTCATTACCCGTGTGCCCTGCTCCAACATAGCCAAAGTTGTGCCGACAGCCGCGTTCTGATTACCGTCTCCAACCTTCATATCTGTAATAGTCGCGAACCTCTGACCCGCCTGAACTACAAAACCCAACAAGTTAAACAGTGTCTGATCGGGACCCTTAAAAGGCAGCGGCATGAGGCTATCTCTAATAGCCCCACCGGGTGCGTCAACATCTCGAAACTCACCCGGCTGCAAAGGATCGTCATCATCACGAATCCTCAAACCACGAGCTTTAAAACCCGCAGGAAGATTTGACAATGTACCTGCATCGATCAACTGTCGCAGTGCCGCTGTGGCGGTCCGGGAGAGGCCGCCAATCGTGTGTATCAGACCCAAACCATAAAAACCAAAGCCCGGTAAAAACTTGTAATGTACAAAATATTGTATCTTGCGCTTCAACTCATCATCTTCACGATAATTACGACGAATCGACAAAATCTGACCATTATCCTGCGAAATCGTTACTATGTAAGGAACCTTAATTCCTGTAGGCTCCCCGTCTTCGTCCATGTCCTCAAAACCATCCAGATCCAAATCCGCATGAAATTCAATCAAAGTACAGTCATAATCCACACTACTCGGCTCAAAACCAGTAATACGGTTCAATTCACCCTGAACTTCATCCGATTCAGACTGTTGTGGAATAACCGGTATATCACGGTATATCCCCGCAAGTTGCTGCTTACGCAAATCGTTCAAATTCATACGAATGACATGCGCTATGTTCGAACAAGTGTCTAAATCAGAAGTCTCATAAGGAACCACTAAATGCTCCGCAGGGACAAACTTACTTACCGCACGACCCAAAACTTCATCATAATACACCTTCTTGAACGTACTACCGGCCAATGGAAGATAAAATAACATCTGATCCATGTCAGGCGTGTAATCTTCCATTACCGTCGTGATGTAGTAGTTCATAAAGTTACGAACACGAGAAGCCTGATCCTGCTTCTCCCGCGTCTCATCACCCAAAATAGCAGTACGGACGGGACCCGAAGAAGGTAATAACTCATTAAAAGCCTGCGCCTGAAACTGAGTCGCTGCCTCCGCAAGTAACGGGTGAGTCACCCCAGAGGCTCCACGAAACGGTTCCGTCCGTTCCTCATAATTAAATCCAAGAAGCTCCAAACCATCAGTGTAAGCATCCTCCCACTCCTGACGACCGGCCTTGTTTGCATCAAACTCACCCATCAATTCAGAAGATATCGCTCCTAACTCACGGTCATCCATGCCTTCAGCCAAATTCTCGCTAAAGCCCATGTCCTCTTTTTCTTCCGAAGGATCAAAATCTACGAGAACGCCACCGTCGTCCTCCGTTACAATCTCTATCTCCTCTTCGCCCTCAAGCATCAAAGGAGTCTCTCTCGAATCAGGTATCTCTAATTCTAACTCTGCAGACAGATCATCCTCATCCAATTGAGATGGAACATTCGTGTCCATTAGTCCGCCAATAGGTGCTCTCGCCATAGAACTCTCCTAGTAATATGCCCTCACTGTAGCAGACTTTTCATCATCTTGCCAATCATCTGTTGGTAGTTGTACAAAATTACCCTGACGATACCGCATTAATGCCTGTGTCATGCTATCTACTAAATCGTCATACTCCCCTTCCGGAAAAGCCGCAACCTCCTCAATTAACTCCTCCGCCCAAGTCTCATCCGGTGCCCAAACCATACCCGCCTCAAATAACGGACTCACAGAATGTACCCTCGTCAACTTGTCGTTCCCCTTACTCGGAGTAAAATTTACAACAGGTATTCCCGTCTGACGCATTTCGTGAGTTAAAGGCAGTCCGCTTGCTTTCGCCTCAATAATAACCGTGTCAGGCTCCCAATACTGATACTCTTCAAACGCCAGTGCCTTTAACTCAGGGAAATCATAACGCCCTTTCTTCGCATCTAAAAGGATTAAATTAGGTGGACCACCCTCTTCTGGAAAAAAAACACCCCACGTCGTTATCGCACTGTAGTCCGAACGCTCCCGCTTCGTAAACGCCGTGTCCAAACTCTGTATCACATACTGTAACTGAGGAATCTTCTCCCCCTCCCAAACTCGCCACCACTCACGTGGAATAATCGCATTCTCCTCACCCGTAGGATTTTGCTGATACTGTGCATTCCACTTACTCGTAGGAATAGATGCGCGAACCGCGGTCAAATCCTCAATACTCCAAAACTCCGGCCAACACGGTTTACCATCATCAAATATCGCAGGTAACTCAACAACCTCCCACTGATCCGCTAACGGATCTTTAGCCATCGCCCTCAATAACTGACCCGTCATGTCCTTCTCCGACCAACGCGTCTGAACCAAAACTATACTACCTCCCGGCTGTAGACGTTGTCGGGGACCCCCAGTATACCAATCCCACGCATCATCAAATCCACTACTGCTCATCGCAGTCTGCTCCGAATGTGGATCATCAATAATTACCAAATCACCACCACGACCCGCTAAGTTCGAACCCACACCAACAGCATAATACATACCGCCCGATGTCGTGTCCCAACGACCGGATGCTTTACTATCCGCCGACAGATTAACGGTCGGAAAGATATCCTTGTACTCATCACTATCAATAAGGTTCTTGGTCTTACGTCCAAAGTTCACAGCGAGCTCCGTGGTGTGCGTCGCCTGAATAATCTTCATCTTAGGATTCTTACCCATCATCCACGCCGGAAACAAAAAGCTTGCAAACTCCGACTTGGTATGTCTCGGTGCCATATTAATTATCAAACGCTTCAGCTCACCGCGTGCCACACGCTCTAACTTCTCCGCAATAATCTTATGATGCCGACCCGCAATAAAGTCCGGCCACATATTTTTTACAAAAATTAAAAAGTCCTCCTGACACCTTTCGTTCTTTTCTAATTGTGCCAGTCTGAGTTTAAGCTTGGCCTCCTGCTCTGAAACATCCATCAGGGGGCCCCTACAATCTTAAAAAACATATCGTCCCAACGAAACGGCTGCATACAATGAAACTCCGGCTTCTTATCTTTCAACCCGTCCATCTTCAAATCTACCGCATCCTCTGCCTTAAACAAAAATAATTCTGCTCGCTCCGACGGCTTCTTCTGCTTCTTAATCAATATCCAACAAGAGGCGTGTTTGTGTTTCGTGAGCCACGATACCTGTGACGGGCGCAGATCTACTTTGTCCGTCGTCGTAAACTTGAGCTCAACAAAATGAAAACAACCATGGGTATCACAGAGGAGGACGTCTGGGATTCCGGCTCCGACCCAGTTCTCAATTCGCGTTAGCGACAGCTTTCGACTTACCCTTTGCGCCGCTTCCTTTACTTGTTTGTAAAAGCCGCTCTCCTTCTTCACGGCTATCGTTATCTTCTGGGGTGATGTCGATTGTGACTGGGGCATAACTCTCCTTTATCTCCTTCAATGCTTTCATAACTTCTTCCTTAGACATGCTGTCTATGCTCCCGTGTCGTATCTCTGATTTATTAACATATATATCGCCCTGCGCCTGACCGCGTCTATACTCCGCCTGCACAGCCGCCGAGTAGGCCCCATTCTGCAATGCCTCGTCCCGAATACGCTGTAAATCTCTCACGTGTCGCGAAAAGGTAATACTATACTTTTCATCCAAAGCCCGACGGTATTCTTTGATTGCATGAACAACATGAGGCGAGATATTCGGGTTCGTTAACTCATATGCGCGAGTGTGCGCACTCGTTGCACTGTAGCCGGCATTCTCTGCCGCTTCGCGTAACGTGACCTGCCCATCGCGGCTAACGAGCTCGCGGACAAACAGTTCTTGTTTTCGTGTCAAAGGGGTTTTTATGGTGGCGGGTTTTCGACCACGTGTCTCGTAACGTATCCCCGCTTTGCCTAGTTTTCGCTTCCTCATTCTCGGACCTCGGTTGATGGTTAATAAACAGCCTTAATATGCACGTTTTTTAGGCAGTTAACAAGAACCTTTTTTATTGCACAA